CGCCTACTACGCAAGCAACACTTGAAAGAGCAGTAAAACGTGCAAGCGCGCCGGGCGTACAGCCAACTGTTGACACCCGCGCAGCAATTGAGGCCGCACAAGAAAGCGCGCGCCGTACAACCATTAAGGGCGTTACGCCTGACCTAGAAGCTGCCGTTAATGCGCGCCGCACAGCGTCCAAACCACTTTATGAAGCCGCCGATAAAGCCGTTGTGCCTATTGATGCAGAGTTATCTAGCGTAATTGCTCGGATGCCAGAAGGCACGCTAACTAAAGCAGCCGAAATTGCTAAGATGGAAGGTCGGCCATTTATTATGGGCAAAACTGCGCCAGCCCAAATAATTGAAACAGGTGTGCTAGATGTAGCTGGTAATCCTGTAATGCGCGAAGTGCCCGGTCAAACAGCCGAAATTACCGGCGAGTCCTTGCACTATGTTAAACGCGCTTTGTCAGACATTGCGTACGGCCAAACAGCGCTTACTGGAGCGGGGCGCGATACGCAGTTAGCCGCAAGAGGATTGTTAAACGACTACGTTAAAGTTTTTGAAACTAAAGTGCCTGAGTATGGTCAAGCGCGGCAAATTTTTTCTGATTTGTCTGCGCCGGTTAACCAAGCGCAGGTGTTAAAAGAAATGGTATCTGTGTTAGAAAAGCCAGGCGGCGGCGAGCGTATTGGGCCGTTCCTTAACGTGCTTGGGCGCGGCGAACAAGCAATGCTTAAACGTGCGGGAGGGCGAGGTGGCATTAGATTTGAATCGTTAAATGAAGTGTTGACGCCAGATCAACTTGCTAAAGTACGTGATGTAGCCCGGCAACTAGAAACGGACGCTGCAATTGGTCAGCAAATAACCGTAGGGCAACAACGCGCGTCCAATCTGATAAAAGATGAACTGGCTAACTATCGGATACCAAATCCACTAAACACTTTAATCACTGCCGCTAATAAGGTTTTGGATGTATTAGGCACTAAAGTTGGGGATAAAACAATACAAAAACTAGCTGCCGCGTCGTTGTCGGCAAAATCTTTTGATGAATTGTTGGCTACCTTGCCCGCTGCGGAAAAAAACAAAGTATTAAAAGCAATTAGCGATCCAGCAACTTGGACTCAAGCTGGCCCAGCTATCGCTCGCGCTGCGTTTGCGCCTTCAGCGCCTACAAACGCTTTGGCCCCTGAAAATCAAAACGCGCTTGCACCATAATGGATCAGCAAACAATCAACCTCACACCATGCCAAGGAATTTAATGTTCGACTTTTCTCAATACGCGCTCAACAAAATATTGTTAGCCATTGGTGCGCTGGCTGGCGTAAGCATCATGAACGTGATGTGGCAACCCAAGTTCATTCGGCACAAAGGCATTATTGCTGCGGCAATGATAAGCACGGCCATTGCAATGACAGTTGCCTTAACAGCAGGCGGCGCAATACTGATCTGGCTCGGTGTTGACCAAAGCAAGGCAGATATGGTGCTGTTTGTTGGCGTAAGCATCGGTGCGCTTTCACCATTTACGTTAAACGCCTTACGCAATTTCTTTGAAAAATACGAAGATAAAGACATATTGGAATTGAAGGATGCCGTTAAAGGTGACAAAAAATGAGCCGCATGATGGTCGAGTTTTGGTTGCTGCTGGTGATGGGCTTTAGCGCCCTAGCGATGGTGCTATCAGTAGTCCTTACTCACCGTCAACATTGGCAAGAACAGGACAAAGTTTTCCGTGTAGGATTTTTGCTGCTATGCCTTGGGCTTGGTGTGCAGACATATCGGTCAATACATTATTTGCAACTTGGAACGTATCCAATAGATTTTTACTTTCCAACATGGATTGTCAAAGACGCAGGTTTTTGTCTAATTGTGTACTCTAAATTTATGGAGTCTAGGCATGGCTGAAAACTGGTTTGTGGATAAAGTGTTGCCACCCGCGCTGTTGGTGTTGGTGACAAGTATTGGCGGGGCTTCGTGGACGATATGGAATAATTTGAACGAATTAAAAACTTTGGTAGTAAACCAAGATAAAGAGATACAAACAATAAAATCAATGCAATTGCAATTAGTGGCTAAATCTGAATTAGATAGCACAATTAAAAATCTTAAGCAACAAATAGAGATTGGAATTTTGAGAAGCAAGATGCCGCGCAAAACCAAGGTGTATGAAGAAGAATTTAAGCTGTTTAACTTAGATAAAAAAGAGGGAGAGAAAAATGATTGAATTACTTGGCGGCGGTATTTTTGGCTCGTTGCTTGGGGGTTTATTCCGGCTTGCTCCAGAAATCCTTAAATGGCTTGACAAGAAAAACGAGCGCACACATGAACTGCAAATGTTTACCCAGCAGTGCCAACTGGAAACCCTGCGTGGTAATCAAAAACTAGCAGAAATCGGGGCACAGCATGGCGCTACGGTAGATGCGGGAGTTATGGATGTTTTTAACAGTGCCATTGAACAACAAACCGAAATGGTTAAAGTTGCTGGTGGTTGGGCAGCAAGCCTATCCGCTTCAGTGCGGCCAGTAGCAACCTATTGGATTTTGCTGCTTTGGAGTTTTGCCCACATTTGGTTTGCGTGGACTGCATGGGCAACTGGTGCGCCACCAGAAACAGTGTTCAAACTTATTATGTCGGCAGACTTTGCCGCGCTGGTATCTGGCACGCTTAATTATTGGTTTCTTGACCGTACATTGTCTAAGCGTGGGCTATGAAACTAGACATAGCCGCCGCGCTGTGCAAGCAATTTGAGGGCTACAGGTCTAAGCCATATTTGTGCCCTGCCGGTGTCCCTACGATTGGTTACGGAAGCACCTACTATGCTGACGGACGCAAGGTGGCTCTGACTGACCCGTCAATGTCTGAGCCGGATGCTGCTGCGTTGTTGTTACAGGAACTGCACCACACCTACCTACCTGGCGTCCTGCGCCAGTGTCCTGCCTTGCTAACGGACGAGCGCAAGTGCAACGCCATTGTTGATTTTGCCTACAACTTAGGCACGGGGCGTTTGCAGACAAGCACCCTCAAGCGCAAGATTAACGCGCAAGATTGGGAAGGCGCAAAGGAACAGTTAATGCTTTGGACTAAAGGCGGTGGTCGGGTGCTACCTGGGCTAGTCAAGCGCCGGTCTGCTGAAGTTGCCTTACTAACTTCATAGCATCCTTCAGATCGCCGCGCAGTTGTTCAATAGCTTCCTGTTGGGCTTGCATACGCTGATAAGCCTCTAGCGCAAATTTAGTTAGGTTTTCGTTTGACCAGGCTGAAAAGTTTGGTGTGTCAGTCATAATTTAAAAATGGTGCATCATGCAGGAGTCGAACCCACATCAATTCGGTAGAAACAAACTGCTTTATCCATTAAGTTAATGACGCATAGGTGGGGGTACTCGCTGCACTGGTGCAATTGCCTTACGTACGCGCTTCCAGCATTTGCTTTCCCCCCGTATTTTATGGCTTTGGGCAATCCTCTGGCACTTTAATTGCAATGTAAACCGGCATATATTTGAGTCCTTTTCTTAGACTTGACCAGCGATCAATGTAAACATCCGACATTGTTTTTATACATTTTGTTACGCTGTCAGCCGCCATATTTGTGTATGTGGCTATTTCTTTTGCAGTCAGTCCGTACTCATGTTGTAAAAGTATTTTACGTATTTCTGGGCTTCTTAATTTTCTCACGTGTTCTTCTCCTGCATCTGTAGTGCTACTAATCTATCAATACCAATGGCGACCTCAAACACTGTGCCATGCGCCCAATCTTTGCGGACAGAACAACCAGCAACCTCAAGGCCACCAATGTGCCAGTCCAATGTCTTCTCGCTATAGTGCGGTAGCTCATCGGCGGGTTCGTATGTTCCACCATAAGTTTTCACCAGTGCCTCCAGCGCAGTCTCAAGGTAAGGCGCTTTACTTCCGTGGCTTGCAAACAACTGAAACTCCATTTGGTAGAACTGAACTAACCGCAGCTTGCTGGCACGCATGGTGTCGGGGTTCTCCTCATCCCGAAAACTCAAACCCACTTGCCACAAGCACATTGGCAGTCGCTTTTTCATCTGCGCTTCTTGGTCATACCGCAAGCGCATAGCCTCAAAGGTTCCCGCTGTAGTCTCAGGCCGCAGGTAGCCACGGCGACCAGCATCAATCAAATCAAACTTAGCTTCTATGTGTCCTGCTAGATGTTCGGCAGGGGTCAACACAGGTGTCTCTACTCGCTCCATTTGAACGGCAGGGTTCAAGCCACGCCAGACATCAAGCAGCATTGCGGGGATTTCGCGCACCAATGATTCACGGCGCAGGATTTCGCGCTCAGTCCACATTACCGTGGCGTTTGTAAAACAATTTTTCATGTGTTCTCCTGTGGTGGTGTGCAAGTGTGGATAACGGTAAGGTCTGCTGTGCGTTTACCGCAGCGGGGGCAGAAGTTGCGGGGTTCCTGCGCTGGCTGTGCGGGTGGGGTCTGATAAGCGTTTGAATCCTCAAGGTCGCCACTGCCTACCCATGTGCGCTGTGCTGCTTCCAATCGCTGAATGTCGCCCTTGAGTCCGCGTATCACAATTTCATAAGCAGTGGACTCGCAATGCCGGACGCATGGCGTTTGGCCTACTGGCTGTGCTGCGGGTAAGGTGGTGTAAACGTTACGCACAGGTATTCCAGCAGCCTCTGTGTTTGCTCTGTGATTGCTTGTTTCCATGCCGTTGTGCCACGTACCATCTTGATAAAACTGCCAACCACAAGGCTCCTGCACAGGCGCAGGCTGTGCTAAGGCTTGCCCCATATCCGCGATGGCTTTTTGCGCGTCAACCGACTCGGGTTCTTGCGAGTGATGTAGCGCATCAATGTCCTTCAGCGACTGTAGCCAATACTCAACTTGTGTGCGGTCAACTGTTAGCTTGTCCTGCGCCGCTGCCTTTTTGCTTTGATAGCCTGTCATGTTGTTCCCCTTGCTCTGATAGCTGCGGCAAAATGCAGTCGTGATGGTTGACGGACATGGCTTTCACACAACTTTGCACACGCCTCACGCTCATCAGCACGGGCTGCTGCTTCTACCAAGGCGGCAAAGGCTAAAAGCTCGTCTTTGTGATACTCGGCTGTACCGGGCTTAAGCCCCGCTTGTTCCGCAAGTTCAATGATGTTCATGTGCCACTCCCAACCACATATCCGATTAAATAAAATATTACCGCCACTACCATCGGGTGTTTGAGAAAACGCCCCGTAAACCACCAGTCAATAAATTTGTTCATCACTTCCCCCATAATATAAAAGCCAGTAGCGTTATTGATGCGGTTAAGGCTATGACCAAAATGAGTGCTTTGAAAGTCGAGGTAACGTCATCGTATGGGTCAGCAACTTTCCCCCAGTTGCCGCTCATGTAAGCATCATTGGTTTCTTTCATACGCAACTTGCGTACAGGGCAGTCACGCCCTTGTGTGCATTCACCGTTTGCGTTACAGCAGTTCATACCGACCACCATGCGACCAGCAGCGCAGCCATGCCAGCGCCGATAGCAAAGGCCAGGAGATAGCCGCCAATTACGCTAAGTCGTGACTTTTTGTAACTGACGCCGTAAGCGCCGGTTGTCCATGTTGCCTCACTCATCATGCGAGGCGTTTGTGTGTAGCTTTGCTTCATCAGTCTTCTCCATTTTTAAAAAGTCCATCAAATGCCCGTTCCACATCATTTTTTCAATGGGTACGTCATGCGGCGTGGTAAAAATCTTTTCTTTATGCCGCCATGTTCGCTTTACCCTTGAAATGTCGTACTGAGGTATGGCATACCCTGCGTCATACATTTCTTGTGAAGATTTCATGGTTTCCTTCCTTCTT